ATAATGCTGGTACTATTGTAAGTATTACAGCTTTCAGTGCTGATAGAACAGCTTCTGGTACTACTTTAACAGCTGGATGCCAAACAACTGGCGGTACACAAGTTACGATTACTGGATGTCCTAATAACCAAGTATTTAAAGCGGGTTATGGATTATTAGTTGAAACAACTTCCACACTAAACACTTATACATTTGTACGGTATGTAGCTGACACAAGTAGTGTAGCTGCAGTTGCTGCTAAAGCTACTGAAATAGGTCGTCTTGGTACAGAGGCTGCTGTAACACAGCTAGGGATTTTAGGTACTTATGATGCTACAGTTGATATGTCCATCTTAGGTACATCAGATACTGTAGACGATATGGCTATACTTGGTACTACAGCTTGTGTTGCTGATATGGCAATACTTGCTAGTACTGATACTGTAGCCGATATGGCTATTCTTGCTAGTAATGATACTGTAGCCGATCTGGCTATTCTTGCTACAACAGATGTTGTTGCTGACCTTAATACTTTAGGTACAGCAGATGTAGTCTCAGATTTAAACACATTAGGTACAGCTGATGTTGTATCTGATATGAATACACTAGCTGATATATCAGCAAATATAACAACAGTCGCTACTAATAATGCTAATGTAACTATTTGTGCTAACAGTATTAGCAATATAAATAGTGCATCTACTCATGCAGCTAATGCTCTAGCTTATAGGGATGCTGCGTCAGGTATATTAACTCAAACTGAATCAGCACCTTATAACTTATCTGATAGCGTCAGCTCTCATACAGCTTGGGGTAATGTTACTGATGAAGGGGTTAATGCTGTATTTGCAAATGAAACATCAAACACCCTACTAACAATGAGTGAAGGAAGCTCAAACTACAACTACGGATCAATTACTTAATTATTAACAATGGCAACACAAGTACAATTTAGAGGTGGTACTACGTCTGAGCATTCTTCATTTAATGGGGCAGCCAGAGAAGTTACAGTAGATACTACAAAACAAACATTAGTCGTACAAGATGGCTCAACAAATGGTGGTTTTCCACTGCTAGGAGAGAAGAATGCAGATGATATAAAACTCATTTTAGGGACACATGATGATCTAGAAATCTTTCATGGATCAAATATAAGTACAATAAAAGACGGAAAAGGTGATCTACGGATTATGGGTGACACCATAAGAATCCAAAGAAATGCTGGTGGTGAAAACTTTCTTTATGCTACTGAAGGTGGTAAAACATCTCTGTACCATGACGGTAATGAGAACTTTGAGACCACTGCGACTGGTGTGAAAATAACTTCTAGTGGTTCGAGTCATGGGCTTTATATTTATAAAGGGTCAAATATAGCTGCATTTTTAGGTCATATTGGTACAGGTGACGAAGGTCAACTTTCTTTAAAAAATGGTGGTACTGATACAATAATTCTTAACGGTGAAACGGGTGCTGGTACTTTTAATGGAAATGTAACTATTACTAACACGCAGCCAAAACTGTTTTTAACTGATACTAATAACACTTCTGATTTTTCAATTCAAAATGAAAATGGAAATCTTAGTTTCTACGATGAAACCAATACGGCAAATCGTTTCAAGATAATCTCAACTGGACAAGCTTATTTATATAGTGATTTATATATTAATAGTGCAACTCCAAGAATTTATTTATTAGATAGTAATAGTAATTCTGATTATTCAATTATAAATAATAATGGTAACTTTGGTGTTTATGATGATACTAACAGTGCATTTAGACTTTATATCGACTCAAATGGAAGCGTAGGTATTGGTACTGATACTCCTAGTAATTACTATGCAGAGAAATTAGTTGTTACAGCAGGAGCAGAAGAGGGGGTGACGATTAATAGAGATGCAAATTCAGGTACTAATTATCTAATGTTTGCGGAAGGGACTAGCGGAGAAGCAAGATATAGAGGCTGGGTTGGTTATACGCATAACGCAACATCAGCGGATGGTGTTCTTACGCTAGCGGCAAATGGCTCAACAAGGGCGGTTGTCAAAGGTAACGGTGATCTAAGTATTAGTGACGGCAACCTAGTAATAGCAACAGGTGGTCACGGTATTGACTTTAGTGCTCAAACATGGACTGCTACAGGTAATACCATTAATAGTACTGATGGAAATCCAGAAGTTTTGGACCACTACGAAGAAGGGACTTGGACACCTACAGACGCAAGTGGTGCTGGAATGAGTTTTAATGTCACTGGTGCCGTCTACACAAGAATTGGAAGAATGGTCTATGCAAGAGCACATCAAATAAATTTTCCAACTACTTCCAATACTACTGGTGCATATATAGGTGGTTTACCTTTTTCGTGTGGTGGTAGTCATGGTTCTGGTGCAAGAGGTGTTATTAATAATAGTTACGCCTATGCACAGTTAGTTGATAATAATTCATCAAAATTCTGGATGTATGGTGCAACTACTACTAGTGGTTCAACTTATCAAAACCTATCTGGAGCAGTTATATATGGACTGTGCTTGATTTACGAAATAAGTACCTAATTACCTAAACCTATAGACCGTTAGCACGTCTATAAACTACGCCATAAACCTGTTTAATTCGGAGAATTTCCCTAAATGGCATTAACAGAAACAAAAGAAAACGATAAAATTGAAGTCGTAGGACCATACAAAGCTGTACAAGTAAGAGAAGCAACAGTCATTAAAAAAGATGGTGTGGAACTTACTCGTACCTTTCATAGAAAGGTATTAGAAGCAGGTACACTTGATGCAAGTGACAACCTAGTTGATACTGATATAAGTGGAGAAGATGCAGACGTACAAGCAGTATGTAACGCTGTATGGACAACACAAGTTAAAGCAGACTATAAAACATTCTTGATCGCAAACAAAAACAGCACACCTTCATAAAAAATGGCAACAAAAACTTGGCAAGTAAATACCATGCAGCGTGAACTAGCTGATGGTTATGTAAATAAAGTTATCTACCGTGTTAACGGTGAAGACGGTACTTATTCATTTAGAGCTACAGGTGAAGTAGAACTTCCTAAACCAGATACTCTTATCCCTTATGGTAATCTAACAGAAGCAACAGTAATTGGTTGGGTAAAGGCAAAACTAGATGCTGATAAAGCTGGTACTGTAGCTGCTATTGAAGATATTGTAGAAAACGGCGTTAACGAGCAGAAAACTCCAACTACAGGTACAGGTAAACCTTGGTAAATGTACCCTTACATTAATATTCCTAACTCAAAGCTTATAGGAGATCTAGATATGCCTGATGCTTTAGATTTATCTAAACCAAGCATACCTTTAGATCTTCCTAATGCTAGGATACCTGCATTTAAACCTGTAGTTGTACCTCCTAGTGATTTAAAAGCTCCTGAAGGAGTAGAGATGGAAGAATCGGAAACAGAAGCACAAACAGTACAACCTAGTTTGAGAGTTCCTGTTATAGATATTATATTACCTTTACCAACTACAGAAGTAGTAATGACGGCTACTTATGCAGCTGTAGCAGCTGTAGCAACAACTACGTTAGCAACACCTTTCTTTAATAAAATCAAGAAACAAGTACAAAAATTCCTACAGAAAAAGGTTGACAAATGGAAGGAAAACCGCAAGAAGAAAAAAAAGGACTCCTCGGTAAATTAAAGGATGCTGCTGAGGATCAAGAACATCAAATACAAATCCTTGGCACATTTGTCCGACTGGGAGTTGTGGTTTGGAGTGGTTTTATAATCACAATGAATTATGTAGAATTACCTATGGTCAAGAAGTCTGGAAACAGCGATATCACGTTCGTTGCTTCGGTATTTACGGGAGCACTCGCAACTTTTGGCTTGACTACTGGTAATAAAAATAATGGTAATAATAAACCCATTAATTGTCCTATGGCTAAGAAAAAAGAAGAATGAAAAAATGGTTACTAACGCTGTCACTACTTTTACCAACTACTGCACACGCAGAATTAGTGACCCCGAACTTTACTCAGGGGTCAATGAACTCAACCACAACAACGACTCAAGAGATCACAGAAGAAATTACTACTACGACTTATGGGTCAGCGTTAAAGAAATGGTCTGGGGAAAACATCAATCATACTTCAGCCTCTTCAGGGGGGATAGTAGATACCGATTCAGTATTTACAGTCCACACAGCTGGAGATCCCTTTTCACTGGAGGTAGTTACAAGAGCAGCCAGTCAGGTACTGTCAGTAACAGAGATAGAGCGAGAAATCGACACTACTGCTACTACGGTATCCTTATCGGTCTTCTCACAGTAGCACCTGTACGTGCTGAAGATGGTGACACTAACAACACTTCTAATCCTGTAGCTGCAGCGACTGGGAATGTAACGAATCAAGCTGTACAATTTCAGAATAATGGAGCACCTAGTAGGCAGCATTACGGTCCTAATATAAGCTGTAATGGAGCTACTATGACGTTTAGTCCATTTTATATGGGTAATCATACGACTCCATTTGATGAGAATATGATACAGAAAACTTACACAGTAGCGGAGAACTGGGGGGGTCAGGTTAATTTCATGATCCCCTTAGACCGTAAAGGTTTGAAACAATGTCGTAGAATAGCAGCTAGGCAGGAGGAGAAGATGCGTCTTGACTATGAATTAGTCAGGGTATTAAAGTGTGGAGACTTACAGAAAAAAGGTTTCATGCTACGCAAAGATTCTCGTGTGTATGATATGTGTAGTGATGTTATTGCTATAGCAGCACATGAGAAGGAAAAGAAAGAAAAGTTTGAACTTTATCTTGAAGAAAACTGTACTCCTAAGAAAGGTATAAAGATGCCTTGGAAAGAGCAAGAGTACGAATGCAAAACAACTACTAAAAAATGACTTACGCTAATAAAAGTGCAAGAGAGCTTTTAGCTGAAAAAGCAGCAGCTAAACCTAAGAAAGCAACTAAAAAATCCACTAAAGCTACTAAAGAATAATGATCCTAATTTTAAAGCCTATCCTTTTCGCATTTATAAAGTCCAAAGCAATGAAGCAACTTGTTGTTGACTTGTTAGAAGGCTTGGCAAAATCCACAGATAACACACTTGATGATCAAGCTGTGGCACTTGTCAAAAAGAACTTATTACCATGAAAAGACCTACTGGACATGTACTAGACTCTCTTAAGAGACAGTATAAAGGTGGTAAAGATTATACCATTGAAGACAAGAAGAATGTAATTAATTGGTATAAACAAGCAAAGAATAAAACCAATAGCGTTAACGCATAATGACTAAAGCTAGAGCAACTGAAGCTCAATTTAATGAGCTACATAATTTAATTACTAAGGAGTTTTTAGAAAGAATAAAAGCTGGTGAAGCTACTACTGCAGACCTTAAGGCAGCAGCTGATTGGCTGTATAAGAATGATATCACAGGC